CAGAAGGAACTTCTCCAAACAAGTTTTCTACTAACTGTCTTGATAACTGTGAGTATATTCTAGATTCTAAGTTACGTATAAATCTTGCAAGTGTTGTATTCTCTTTGTCTCTTTCTATTTGGTCTTGCAAAGCTTTTATCTCTGCTTTGAGAGCTGCTTTACGATTAAACTCTTGGTTCTGAATTGTAAGATAATGTGAGCTAGTGTTGACACCACTAAAGCTAGGACTCTTAAATTTAAATACAACTTCATCTGCAATACTTCCTACAGACCAAAACATAACTAGCATAGACCAAAAGGTTATACAGAACATGCAGTTCCTTTCACTCTTTTTACTTTTAAATGTTGGTTTTAGTTTCATTGTATATTCTCTAACACACTTACTATAAATAAAAATACAAATATACTTATAAGTGGTAATTCTAAATTAATCTTTCCTTTGGTCATCTCTGTCTGCCTTTGCTATCTTGTCAATATTAATTAGTTGTGGCACACCTAGTATAGTTTTAATCATGGTGTCCTGTCTTATGATTTCATTATCTAAACTTCTTACTCTATCTATTAATGCAACAAGTATGCCATGTTGTGAGTCTAGTTTAGTACCTAACCTATCTTCTAAGTTAGCTAACGAACCGTTTAGTTTATCATCAAGAGTATCTAGTTTTGTTTCCATACCATCAATAATCCTATTGATTAGTTTCCAAACAAACATACCTAAACCTACAGCAGCAGCTATAGGAAAACCTAACTCTTGTATAACTTGAACTGCATCCATTAGTCTTTAGAAGTGTTAGAAGCTCCAAAGTAAAAAGATATAACAGCACTTGCTAAACCACCAAGGTATCCAAGTACAAGGTTTATAAGAGCTTCAGAGTTCTGTTCAGGTGGTTGTAAAGTAACAAGGAATATGTATCCCATGAATCCACCTACAACAGCTATACCCATGATACGGGCTGTCCAGTCTTTACTGAACTTATTTCTAGCGTCTTGCCCATCTTGTGTTTCTAATTTAAACACATCTACTTCAAGCTCTTTCATCTGTACTTCAAAAGCTTGTTCAGCTTTTTTAAGTTCTAACATTTGTTCAGGTGTAGCTTCAGCTATTCCTTTCTCTATAGCCTTTGGAGTATTAGGAACACCTAACACTTCTGATATCATGTTAGCTGCCATTCCTCCCATTGGTCCACCTAATGCAGTTCCTAATGTAGGTGCAACAGCTCCAACTATATTTTTTAATAATCCTTTCATTCTTTTTCCTTGTATATTATCTCTGTTAAATCTTCAAATAAAATTCTAAAGTCTTCTAAAGAAACAAAACTCATATTGTTTTTTCCTTGTAAAAGACAGTACTGCCTGTAGCAATCTTCTAATTGTTTTTCAGTGTATAGAAGCACTTATTGTTCTAAAACTATTTTTTGTAGTTCTATACTGCGTCTGCCTACTTGTTTAAACCAACGACTATCTTCCATTTGTACAGACATTTCTTTCCAGTTATGTTCTCTACAAGCTTTTAACATGTTACGAAACTTTGAAAGTCTTGTACCGCCTAGATTAAAACACATGTTTACTAACACTCTTTGTATAGGCTCTGGAAGCTTTTCAAAGTCTTCCTTGCTACCAAAGACATGTATGGTTTCCTTATGATGCTTTTCAAAGTCATCTTCGTAATACATATCTACAACTTCTTGAGTAACAGGTGTGCCAACTTCCCAATCATATTCCGGGTCGTTAGGTTGGCAAAGGTGTCCAACTCCTAAAGTTTTATAGCCTAGACTATCTTTATATATTTCTAATACTTCGCCTTCGTGTCTCTTTATTTCAGCCTTGCAAAGTTCTATATCTAATTTATTATTTTTCTTGAAAAACATTTAATCCTAATTCCTCCATTTGTGATGAGTAAGGTTGTCCTGTAAAAGGGTCTACTCTATTTGCTGGATTTTCTTTTGTAAATGGTACATCATCTTTACCTTCTACTAGTCCGCCTTTTGAGTAAGTTGGTCTAGCTATAATATCTTTATCTTGTATTTTAGCTTCTTCATAAATACTACTATCTAATCCTATTGCTTCTCCTACTTCTTCTCTCCTAGTAAGTTCCTTACCAAAAGGCGTTACAGTTTCAAAAATCTCTACTCCTCCTTCTCTAGGCTTACCAGTTACTACATCAACTGCTCCAGATATAAAATCTTGTAATAAACCTACAATAGGATATATATTTTCTATAGCACTAGATTGTGTATATCTAATATTTTGAACAAGTTTATCTATCCACCAAGGAACATTACCAGAAAACATAACTGTATCTCCAATCATTTTTTTAAAGTTTTCTTCGTTTTCAAAAGGTTTACCCATTTCATCTCTATATTTTTTATTAGGGTTCATTCCTATTTGAGCTTGTCTTATAGTTGCATACATAGGTAAACTTGCCATTATTAAAACAGCTAATTTAGCATCTCCGTCTTCTATTCTTCTAACTAATCCATTTGTTTGTTGTGCTTTACCTTGAGCCCAAGATAAAAAACTACCTGCAAATTTAATCATTGGGTCATTAGATTGAGAAAATAATCTTCTATTTCCAAATTCAGGTATGATAGCGTCTCTAGCAGAAGCTTTTCTTCCTGCTCTTTCTAAAAATACTTTACCTGCAGCATCTGCATAAGCTTCGTCCATGCTTTTAAATTTACCTAAGTATTTAACATTTTCTACACTTAACCCTAATTCGCTTAGTTCTCTTTTCCTTGCTGTACTAAATTTTGTTTGTTTACCTAAATCAAAAGCTCTAAAAGCACCTGCATCAAATGCAAACTCTCTGGCATATCTAGTAATACGTCCTAACTGTACAGTTTCAAAAAACTTTTCTTGGAATTTAAGAAGTCTTTTTTGATTTTGAGTAGTACCTGACATTGAAAAATCACTAAGTTCTCTTTGTAAAGTACCGTTATATCTTCTATTTGTAAATGTTCTTCCTAATAAACCATCATAATCATTAGAAGTTCTTTGTGCTAAAGAAGCAGAAGGTTTATTTGCAGTTAATCCTTTCTGTCTCATCTGCAATACAAAAGAATTAAAAGCTGCACTCCATCCGCTATTATTCATTACTTGAATAGTATCTCCTAAAGAAGGCAATGCAACTTTTGTAAGTTTAGTAGTAGATAATAAAGTTTGTAAAGCTAATACAGTAGTTTTAAGTCCTTCCCCTCCTCTTGCAGAACTTATTCCGTGAACTTTAAAAAGAGAATTAACAGTATCTGATACTTGTTTTATATCGGTTTGAACTAAATTTCTTAAACCGTTATTAGCTGTTATGTCTCCAAACTTACTATAATATGTTTTAATATCTCCAACTACTTTTTTTAATCCTTGTCCATTTGGACCATATCTTCTAGCAAACTCTGCTACAGGAATAGTATTTTCAAAAAGTTGAATGTTAGTATATTCCGGGTCTTGAATAAATAATTTTTTAGCTGCTGCTCTAGCTTCTTGGTCATACAAAGTTCTTTCGTTTTGAAAAAACCTAGCATTACTAATAAGAGTACCTTCATCAGCTTTACCTGCAGTTCCTTTAACAGTTTTTGATATTTGTTTTTCTAACTCATCTGAATCTATAATAGCTTGTCTTCTAACAGCATCTGATTTGTTTAAATAATTTTCTGCAATTTTTCTAGCTTTTTCATCTGTTATATTTCTAGGATTTGTAGGGCTATTCTTAGCTTGTATTTTAAAAGAACCTGCTAGTATTTCAATAGCTTCTTCTCTACCTAATTTTTTAACAGCTTCTTCGTCTATAATTTGAGTAAGACCATAAGCTTCTTGTTTTCTATAAATAACTCCTGTTTTAGAAACATATTTTTCAAAAGAGTTGTTTAAAGAAATTAACTTGTTAGCCATTTTTAAAGCTTCTTTATTTTGTAAATCTCCTTTTTCTAAAAAAGTAAATTTAGAAGTAGAAGGCATATCTTTTTGTTGTACTATTCTACCTGCTGCCATTACAGTAGCGTCATCTGCAAGACCTGTAATATCATATAAAGCTTTTCTATAAAAATCTTGACTACTTTGCATTAAAGACTCTACTGAATCTCCTACAACATCATCTGCTGCAAGTCTAGTTGTATGAATTTTTAAAGTGTCTCTTGTAAAGTTTTGAACAACAGGACTCATAGCCATACCTTTCATAGCATTACCACCAGCTAATAATTGTTTTAAATATGTTCTCCAATTTCTTCTAACAATTTTTTCAGACTCATCTTTAAAAGCTGACATTACGCTAGGTTTTATTTTATAAGAACTGTTTTCTATTCTCTTACCCATAAAACCTAAAACAGCTCCAGTAATAATCATATTATTTAAAGCATCATCATCTGAACCATCTGAAGAAATTAAAGCTATGCTTCCTCCAATTCCTGCACCCATAAGCGGACGAACTGTTTCGTGTAACATAGCTCTTACTAAGTTATTTCCCATAGAGCCTTCAAGGACTCCTGCTTTTTGAGCTTGTATTAATGAGGCAAACCCTACATTCGCAATATTTTTTGGAGTCTTTACAAATAATAAATCATCTATTTCTTTTTGTATAACAGGTAATTGTTTTTGATAATCTAATAGTTCTTTTTTCTTTTTAATAACATCTAATTGTGATAGTTTTAATGTTCTAGAAGGAGCAGAAGATAAACTACCATCTAAGGTAAATGGAAAATTTGATTGTATTATATTTGCTTGTTTTATATCTTCTAGTTTTTTTAAATTAGAACTTGATTTTAACTCATCCGTTAGTTTACGAATTTCGCTAAGAACTAAATCTTTTTCAGTATATTTCTGACCTAAAAAACCTACATCATCTTTAAAAGAATTAATGAAAGGCATACTAATAGTATATGTTTCTTCTGAAATTTCTTTTAATGATTCTTGTATTTCTTTAGGCAAAGGACCTACCATAGGTAAGTCTGTACTTTTTAAATCTTGTAATACTTTATTACCTTTTTCATCAATAGTTAATACTTTTTCTGGATTACTTTTTACATTTAATCTTCTAGCTACAACATCTCCTAATCCAGAACTTGCTCCTCCTAATACAGCACTAAGTCCAACATACCCAAGACTTACATCTCCGTATAAAGTTTTTTCACGTAACGCTGCATCTGTAGATGCTACAGCAGCTCCAGTAGCCATACTAGTTATTTTACCAGCTTTAGCAACTTTAGCCCAAGGAATAAAAAAAGTAACAGGGTCTGAAACAGCAGTACCCATTCTTCCACTTATAACTGTTAAGTCTTCTTTTTTACCCCTAAACTCTGGATAATCTTTTAATATATCTTCTTGTCTTTCAGATTCTATTCTTTTTACAGCTTCGTTAAAAGTTTCATTAGGAGAAATAGCAGCTACTCCAGCTTTTAAAAGTCTAAAAGCACTACCAGCAATCATAGGTTCTTGTCTAGCACCATACTGTATTTTTCTAGTTGTACTTATTTTATCGCTTAGTTTAGTATAGTCTACATCTAAATCTTCTTGCTCTTCAAGTACTTTTATTTTATTAAATAAAGTATCAGACACATAAGATTTTTCTTGCTCTGACGAAGGTAAAGTTTTTTCTAGTATTTCAACAGGCTCTTTTTGTTCTTGAGATATTTGTAAAGAATTTAAAAGTTCTTGTTCTCTTTTTTTTCTTTCTTCTTCTTCTCTTTTTCTTTTTTCTTCTTCAGTTTCAGTATTTTCAGAAGTTTGTAAATCTTGAAGAGTTTTAATTCTATTAAATAAAAGTTCACTTACTTCCATAATTTAACCACCTAAAGGATTTTTCATAAATTCTTTATTATATTGAAAAAAAGAAGAACCTTTAGCTAATGGATTAGGTTCTTTATCTTTAAACATATCCTTAACTAATCTTTCTAAATAATTTATAAGTTCTGGCTGTCCTTTAGCTATTTCTTTATAGACATTTAACTCTTTCATTGCTTCTTTTTTAGTTTTAATATCTTCAAATTGAGAAACAATAGCACCTGCTGGTACTTCTGCAGTTGTTCCGTCACTAGCAGTTACTGATATCATTGTAGTTTGTAAATTAAAATTTTTTCCTTCTCTATCTTCTGAAGGTGTACCAATAACTTCTTTAACTGCTAAATCCACAAAATATTCAGCGTCTTTAACATCGGTTGTACTAGAATCTGCTTCATATGCTAATTGTAAATCTCTTGAAATTGTAAGTACATCATTGTAAAAAATAGTTGCTTTTTGTATACTTTCTTCCGCAATAGATTCATATATTTTTCTAACAGTTTGTCCTTCTTTTTCGTTATATGTATATCTATATTCATTTAATAAACTTTCTTGTCTTCTAGCAGGGTCTTCAGACAAAGCTTTTCCAAAAGAAGTAGCATGGCTATTTATAGGTTTTACAGAAGTAGTTCCTTTAGGCATGTAAGACTGTATTTCTTCTTGCGTCATGGGCTGATACTGAGACATAGCTTTTGCTTCAGCTATATCTTTATCTAATAAAGCAGACTCTTCAAAATCTTTTAATAATTGTTTTCTCTCTTCTGAAGATAAACCACCTGCTGTTAAGATAGACCCTCCTCCTAATATATTAGTAGTTTGCATCTCTGCTTTTTTTCTAATACCTACTTGAGAAAGTAACCAGTTTCCTACATTATCATTTTTAGTAATTGTACTAGCACTTTTTTCTAGTTTATCACGTAAAGTATTAACATAAGCTGTTTTAGATTTTTCTCTTGCAGTAGTTGAAATGTTTTTAAAATTACTATAAGAATTTAATTTTTGTTCATATGCTAATAAATCATCTTGAATTTTAGAATCAACATTCTTTTTAAAGTTTGCTAAGTCTGTAGCAGTAGTAGGTTTTACTCCTCCTAAATCTCTTTTAATATAATCATCATATAGTTCTTGTTTCTTAGCAGTTTTCCAATCGTCTTGTCCTGTAGAACCATAAGTTTTCATTAAACTCCTATGTCCGTCCCAAAATTTTACACCTTCTTCAAATTGAGAAGCTCTTTGATTAAGAACTCCTTGATTACTTTTCCAAAATTCATCAGCTCTTTTTTTAGCTTGTCTTCTTAAAATAGCATTACCAGCTTGAACACCAAGCATAAGACCTGTAAATAACTTAGCTTTTTTCTTTGCTTTTTTATTTCTATCTCTAGCTTGAGATAATAAAGATTCTCCTAATTGTTCTATTGCCATACTATTCCTCTTTACCTAATAAACTTTCTGGTTGATTTGTTGTTGGTTTTTCTAATAAACTTGGTTGTTCCGGTGGTGTAAACTGTTCTAGTCTTTCTTCTATTTCTTTTGGAAATACTCCTGCTTTTGCTTTAGGTACAATTCTATCTTGTGCAATATCTATAGCTTTTTCTATTCCATCTAACTGTTCATCTTCATCATCTGGCTCTTCATCCTCACCTTCATAAGTAACATAATCTTGTATACCTGCTTTTTCTGCAAATGCAATAATCATGTACATAGTAGGTTCAACAAGTAACATTAATAAATCAGGATTCCACATTCCTTTTTGAAAACCATCTGTTAATATTACTTGAGCTATGTCTCCTATAGGCATACCATTTCTAACTAAATCCATAGTAGAATGATAAGCTTCAGGCTCTGTAAGCTCTAAAAACAATGCATCCATTGCAGGTTGTAATTCTACAAACTGTGGAGCTTGTTCCCACGCATAAGGTGTTTCAGGACTATTAGTTAAAGATGAACCGGGTATTGGTCTACCATTATTTGCTAAGAACTCTAATCCCTCTTGGTCAAAGTTTTTATATTCTTTTTCCATTATTATCTAGCTCCTTGCATATAATTAAGCCATACATCATCTTGTAATCCAAAATTGGAAGATGTTTGAACACTAGCACCGTGTACTAATCCTCCAAACATTCCACCTTGACTTTGTAATTTTGCATCTTCAGCTACTAAGTCTGTTTCGTTATATACAGTACTATAGTTTGGAGTACTTCCTATCATATCTACAATATTTTGAGGATAAACAATATCTCCTTCTGGTGATATAGAACGTGCTATTCCTTCTTGAACTCCTGCAGTTGCACTAGCAATAGTACCTTCTACAAGTTTTCCGGGAGCATCAAGTACTGCTTGTTGAATATTACCTACTAAAGTTTTTTCTGTTGCTTGTTTTGAAATGTCTCCAATTACATCTTTAGTAACTTTACCAACTGCATCAGGAATAGTAGAAGCTAATTGACCTTCTACAGTTTGCGATACTGCTGCATCTGCTACAGCTTTTTCAGATAAATTTGTACCAAAATCAAACTCTTTCATATCGGGAGCATTTTTTATAAAGTCTGAAGCATCTGCTTTAATACCAAACATTTCTTTAGCTTTACCTGTTACAGTTTCTAATCCGCCACTAATTGCATCAGTAACTTTAGTAAAAGCTCCTTTAACTGCACTAGCTCCTGCATGAATACCTTTCATAACTGTACCAGCAGCTTTAACAAAGATGTTACTACTTGCTGCCATAGTAGTTCCTAAAGTACCGAGTCCCGAAAATACTGCTCCTGCAGCCCAAGGCATTATAAATCCTAAAGCTATTTGACCAACAATACCTAACTTTGCAAAAGGCTTCATAACTTTACCCATTACTTTTTTAAGACCTTTACCAATCTTTTTAATACCTTTACCAATTTTTTTTACAATCTTTTTTAAACTTTTAAAAGGATTCCATCCCATAATATTCTCCTATTTTCCACCAAAGATGGTATTAATTAATGTTCCTATAGAACTTACATTGTTTTTCCAATTCTCCGCAGACCCACCTTCGTTAGCTAAAGCCTGTGCATATAGTTGAGCTTTTCTATTTTCTTCATTTTCTGCAGATTGAAAAGTATAATTAGCTTGGTCTCTTAACTCTTGCCATAAAAATGATTGAGCTTGTGAAGTCATGTTAAAAGCATTCTGCACATTCTGCATAGCAACTTGATTAGCTGCTGCAGTGTTTGCCATATTAGCTTGTCTTCTCCATGCTAAGTTAGATTGCTCTATAGCTTGTGCATTAGATGTGTTAAATTTATCTCTTTCAAAAGCTGTCTGTTCATTAAACTGATTAATTTGATTAACCATAGAAGCATTAGCTTTTTCTAAATCAGCTTCTACTTGAAACTCTAAAGCATCTCTAGCGTTTGTTTGTGAAACATTAAACTGTTCTGCAGTATTTAATTGATTAGCATTAAACTGTTCTATTTGTGCAGCTAAGCTAGACATAAACTGATTAGTTTGATTTTCACTAGAAGCATTAAATTGAGCAGCAGCGTTACTAGCAGATTGATTAGATAATAATTGTTGTTGCTGCATTTGTGACTTTAACATACTAGCTTGTTGTCTATTACTAAGATTAGCCATGTCCATAGATAAGAATGATTGAGCATTAGTAACTGCTAGTTTTGTTCTTTGGTCAACAGTTGCTAAATCTAAAGATGCCATAGCTGTAGCATTCTGCATAATAGTTTGTTGCTCTGCATCAAAGTTTGCAAGAGTAGCTGTTTGCATAAACTTACTATTAGCTAACACTACTTGTTGCTCGTTATTAAAGTTAGCCATGTCCATGTTAGCTACAGTATTTGCATTAGCCATTGCTCTTTGTTGGTCTACATTAAGATTGGCTATTCCCATTTGTTGAGCTAGTTCAGCATTCTTAATATTAACTTGCATAGTTTTATTAAGATTTGCTAACTCTGTCTGTTGTTCAGCATTTAAGTTATCAGCACTAGCTTGGTTAAGAGCTGATAAGTTTGCAAGTTTCATCTGTTGGTCATTAGATAAATTAGCTAAATTCATTTGCTGTTTAAAATCAGCATTCTTAGCTATAAACTCTGCAGCTATATTCATCTCTGCTAATCTTTCTTGATTCTCAGCAGTCATGTTTTCACGTTCTGTCTGATTCATTATTTCAAGATTTGCAAGTTCCATCTGTTGCTCATTACCTAAGTTTTGAGCATTCATAGCTTGTTGATTCTGAGTATTTAAAACAGCAGCTTGTTGTCTATTTTGTAAATTCTGTGTTCTTGTTTGCTGTTGCTGTTGTGCAGTAGTCATTACAGCTTCTTGTTTAAACTGACTTTGTAGAACTCCCATCTGTTGAGCAAACTGTGCAGTCTGACTTGCAGCATCTTGACGATTTGCTAAGTTCTGCATTCTTATTTGTTGAATCTGTGAAGCTTCTTGTAAGTTAGCCTGTTGTTGATTACTTAAATTTTGTGAAGCTCTTTGTTGTAAAGCTTGTGCATTACTCTGAGCCATTGGCATAGCTGATTGAATAATAGCATTAAATAATGAATCTCTACCAACTGTAGAAACACTTAAACCTCTAGAAGCCATATTAGAGTTGATAGCATCTACAGCAGGTCTAGCCCATGCAGGTATGTTACCATCTTCTAAACCACCTAGTAAGCTTTCCATTTGTGAAGATACTAAAGCTTCTTCTGGTAAAGCTGCAATAGCTGCAACAACTTCAGGGTCTGCTCCGGTATCTAATTGAGCTTCAACAGTTGCAGGGTCTTCTACAATAGCTGCTGTTATTTCTGGTGGTAATTCTGAAACTTCTGCAATCATAGAAGCAGCAGCACCTTTTGCAGCAGTACCTTTTACTGGTCTACGTTTAGCAGCTTCATATCCTACTTGGTCTACAATTTGAGCAGCAGCTCCAACCGCAGCTTCTCCTGTTAAAGCTTCTCTTTGTTTAGCTTCTGCATCAGGAGTTTCTGATACTTTCTCTGGAGTTAAATCATCTACTTCAGGAACAAAAGCACCAGCAGATAAAATACCTTCAACTGTATCTGCTTTAGAAGCATCAATAGCTTTTTGAGAAATTTCTTTAGCTACTGCAGGTCCTGATAATTTACTAATCTCACTTACTTTAGCAATTGCATCATCTGATAATTCTCCTATAATAGGTTCTATATCAGGAATAGCTGTAACAAGTTCAGCTCTATATGTTTCAGCTTGTAATTGTTCTGGAGTTTTTGCAGTTGTTACATCTTCTATTGTTGCAGCTTCTGGAGCAGCACCTACTTCAGCTAATTGAGCTTGAAGAGCTTCTCTTTCTGCCATAGTCTTAGCTTCACCTAACTCTCCTATTTCTACTTCTTTAGGAGCTTCAGCCATAGGTATACCAGTCATATCACCTTGTAATATTTGTTCAGCTCTACCTCTTGCAGTTATTAATTCTTCATCTATTGCATCTTGTTCTTGATTTTCTGTACCATCTTTTAAAACCCATTGTCCATCTTTAAAAGTAAATTGACCACTTTGTAAAGCGTCACTCATGTTATTGTAACCTGCATCAGTCCACCAACCTTCAGTAGTGTTTTGATTAACAGCACCTTGATTAATAGCATCAGTAATTTTATCTCCAAGGAATGCTAAATCTTCTGGTGCATATCCTGTAAATTTACCTTCACTAAATCTTCTTTCTAAATCGTCTAAAGCTTGTTGAGTTGCTTGTTGTTGAGCAAATAAAATATCATCTCTAGGTCTTCCTTCTTCAGGAAACTTTGGTAACGTAGGCTGTACAACATCAGGTCTTTTAGGTTCTACTGGAGCTTGTTGAAAAGCTTGTGAAGTTTGTTCTACCGCATCTTGTGCATTTCTAGGTCTATCACTTCTTAAACCATCTCGTCCTACATTAATAGTTTTACCAGCCATATTTTGTAATTCTATTTCTCTTTCCATTCTAGGACTTGGTTGTGCAGGTTGTTGTCCAACTTGTGCAAGTTCTAAAGCTCTTTTTTCTTGATTAGATTGAGTTTGTAAAGCTTTTCGTTGTGCTATATTTAATTCTTCTTGAGCTTTTGAAATAGGTTTACCTACACTAACTCCTTTATTCTCTATTCCAGTTTGTAAAGTACCTGAATTTAAATTAGGTATTATTTCATTACTTAATTTATTAAATTTTACTTCTGGAGTAGTTGAAGTAGTTGGTGCTGCACCTCTACGTGTACCAGTAGGTCGACCGGGTATAAGCTTAGGCAAGTCATTTGTCATTATAGGTTGTACAGTATCCCTTTTTAAAATTGGATTAGCTCTTTCTAACTCTTCTCTACCAGTCATTCTTCTACCTGTACCTCTTCCAGAAGGTATTGGTTGTCGAGTAACTTTTTCTACAGGTTTTATAGGTTGTTTTTTAACAACAGGTTGTACAGCTTTCTTTGGAACTTGTTTAACAGTTTTTTGAATTGGTTTCTTTTTAACAGGCTGTACAGGTTTTAATTCTTTAGGTTCTTCTTCTCTTTGTATAGACATAGGAGGTCTTCTACGATTTATAGGAGCTTTTCGTATACCACCTACAGCAGCTTTAACTCTTCCACCTTTAGATAAATCTACTCTACCTTTAGTAGTTAATTTTTTCTTATACTTTTTTAATTTATTATTATTTTCTTTATCCATTTATAAATACCTTTATGTATATTTTACTTGACTTCAAAGAGTTTGTCAAGCTTTTCTCCGATTTTATCTATTCTATCCATGAGGATTCCCATGTCATCTTTAACTTCGTTTTTGGTTACATAGTCTTTTGCTATCTCTTCACGAGTCTTGTTTAAGAGAATGTCTAATCTTTTGTTTTCTTGTGTATTGCTTTTGATGCTGTAAAGCACCGGAGCTAACACCAAAGTTATGAAGATGTTCCAGAACAGGTAAGGTGTTAGTTCCATAGTGTTTATCCGATTGTTTTAGTAACGGATGTTGGTGTGATAAGTAATGCGATTTGAGCATCTAAGCCAGACTTTAAAGCTGTAACATCATCACTACCCATAGCTGTTTCTACCCAGCCTTGTACGTCTGAAGCAGATAAATCTGCAAAAGCTGTAAAGCTTGACAAGTCTGAAGTATCTACAGATTGAGTTCCGTATGATGTAGCAGTCCAGTTGTTGCCATCAGCATCCTGA